GGCTACACGGACTTTATACTGTGCGAAGAGCTAGGGTTCAAGGAGGAGCAGGATATGGAGAAGAACATCGTGTACACGTACAAGCGCGAGAACCACCTCAACGAGTGGATCTCACAGTTCCAAGCCAAGGAGACGACAAGCGTACCCCACGACCTGATCGAAAGCCTGCGAACCGAGTTCAAGAAGCAACGTGTCAAGGATCTCTCGGAGATTACACACGAAAAGGTCAGAGGTCTTTTGAAAAAATTGGGAAAGAATAAATACTACGAGCACGCGCCTTACATCACGACGATTCTCAACGGGATCCAACCCCCCACTATGCCACAATCCCTCGAGGATCGCCTACGTCTTATGTTCCACCAAGTCCAAAAGCCGTTCGAGAAGCACAGACCCAAAGGGAGAAAAAACTTTTTAAGTTATTCTTATATTTTGTACAAATTCTGTGAGTTGCTCGGGGAGGATGAATACCTGCCGTGCTTCCCACTGCTCAAGTCCAAAGAGAAGTTGTATATCCAAGACTCGATGTGGAAATTAATTTGTCAAGAACTTTCTTGGCAATTTATTAAAACTGTATAGTCCCACAAGGACAGCAACTATCGTCCACCCTACCACGTGGTCTACACGATTCATAAGATTAATGTGCGACTGTGGGAGGGTGTCGAACTCCTCCTTGTAGCCCGGGGGCTTGAAGGGCAGCCAGATGAAACGGCCAAACGGCACCACCGTCGGCTGGAGCTTGTCACGGCAGTCGTACATGTAGTCATACCACGCCATCGCAATGTACGGGAACCAAAGGAGGAAGAAAAGCACCCACATGTTCTTGTGAGGCAGGAGCCAGTACCCACCTGCAAGCAAGGCGCTGAATATGACGCACTTAATATTAAACGCAAAGGGGCGACCGGGGAATAGGCCACCAGCCATATATTAAAATAAATATTTTACTTTGCTGTGCGAGCCTCGCGTTTGGCTGCGCGCCGCTCCTTGTTGGCAGAATTCTTGGCCTTGATATACTTTTGAAGAGCCACAAGTTCGTCGGGCTTCAGACCCTTTCCGATAGTGCCCTTCTGACGGAACTCCTTGCGCGCCTTGGCCGTCTTGAGCGCGTCCACGTTGCGCTTGGCGGCGGACAGCGTGTACTTTACTGGGCTCGGGCTCTTGTAGGCTGCTATGTAGTTGCGAATCAACTGGCGATTCTCGGGCTGGGAAGCTAGCCAGTACTTTTCAAAGTTTGCACGCACTTGAGCTGTGCGTTTGGTGCGTGGCGTCGGGCTCGGGCTCGGGGTCTTGGGCTTTGGCGGAGGGCTCGGGGTCTTGGGCTTGGGTGGTGCGGCGGTCTTTTTCTTGATCATAGTCTTGGCCTTGTTCTCGAACGCGTTCATAGCAAGCCATTCACCCGTGTTGCGATAGTGCATAAGAACCTTGCGCTGAGCCATAGGAACACCCTTCCACACGAGCCCGTACTTGGCCTTGCGTATCCCAGGGTTTTTCCACTGGTTGAGGAACGCCTTGGCCTCCAAGAATGTATACTTCTTCCCTTCGTAATGATTCTTTGGCTGGGCTGCTGGAGACGCCTTCTTTATAGGGAATTTCGCCTTCAATTGAGCTATAAAATTATTATAATTTACATTTTTGTATTTATAGCCAGCAGCCGCGAGGTTCATCATCTGCTGAACACCGTTGTTACGGTTCACGGCTCCAGCCACTATGGAATTGAAGATGGCCCTGTTGATGTAGTGATGCTCCCTGTGCTCGGTACGGGCCCACTTGCGCTTGAGTGCGATGCGCTCGGCAGGTTTGAGATGGGCGTAGAGTGGGCCGTTCAGTCTATTACCGAGGTTCGGGTCGGTGAAGTTCATACCAGAAATAGTTGGCGTCTTGGCTGTGTACTTCATAAGGCACGCCGGTGCGACACCGCTGATGGCCTCCTTGCGTGCAAATATTGCGAATGCGTACGCGTGGATGTTAATCTGACCATCCCTGAAAAATGAATAGTGAGCGCCGACTTCCTCATTCGTCACCTTCTTGAACTCGGCGAGGTTCCACCAGTTGCACTTGAACTTCTTGTTCTGGTTCGAGTCCCAGATATACCCCTCTCCATTTTCAACAAACCCTGCTACGGCGTGCCATTTGTGCTGCTCGGTTGCTGGGGCATTCGTGTTTGCGATGACGAGGGACGCGCACATAAGATCGTATTTGGGGTCGGCTATGAGAGCTGATGGAAGTTTGGACATATAAGTTCTCGGGTAATACTTGCTCTGGCGGAGGACCACGAATTGCGGCTTGCGTCCAGCGTGGAACTTTGGCGGGTCGTCCGCATACTTGAAGTAGTAATCCTTGGCAAAACCAACGTGGTTCAGAATTTTCTCAATCTCCATCTGTGGATACGCACCCTTGCCCCCCTGCGTCTCCTTGGCGACCGTGCCCGCGAGGCTCATAGCTCCGAGAATTTCTGCCGACTTGCCAGCCTTGCGGGACAAGGCGCGCGGACCGCTCATAAAGCACAGGTACTGGTCAACAAATTTCCAAAAATATATTTCTTTAGTTTTTGTGAGATCCTTCATAGGACACGGGGCATCGATGCCATCGTTAAAGTACGCCTTCTCATCCGCCTTGAGCTTGGAATAAAACTGTTTCAGTTTTAGGTACAAAATTTTCTGTCCGGCTTCCGACAGAATGAATCCGTTAAGGATCGAAAAGAACCAACACGTGCCACGCGACTGTATAGCCCCTGACATATTACTGTTTACAAACAATTTTTTCAAATTCTAGGGATGGGCCAAAGTTGATAAGAGCTCCATTAGGTAGGCTCAAGAGTTCCATATAGTTTTGGCACTGCCAGCGGTTCTGAGGTGTGAGCTTCGTCACAGCCTTGAGCTCGACCACAGTGTCGCCCACTATGAGATCTGCGCGCAGGTTCCCGATGTTGTGATTTTTAAAAAATATTGGAATAATTCTTTCAGTCTCGTAGTCGATGTGACGCGTTCTGAGCGCCACCTCGAATGCGTTATGGTACATTCGTTCGGACAACCCAGGGCCCAATTCATCCCATATTTCCCTCGCAATCTCCTCCATAAAAAATAATAAACAATTGTTTTTAAACTCTCCAAGCGTCATAGAAACCAGGGACTGGCCAATCGATTATAGGTGTGAGGGGCTGGACCGCCCACTCGGCCGTGTGACTCGGTATGTCCATAAGGATGTGCAGGGCGTACAAGAGTCGGTAGCGACTGGGTACGAGGAACAGGCACCACAGTGAGTGTGGCAAAACATAACAATAGTAATAAAGTTTATAGAATTTCACCTCACCCCAGTTGGCCCAAGGGCCAAATGCGACGAGCATAGGCAGGTCGGGTGCCACCGACCAAAAAACTGTTTCAAAACTTATTTGTTGTTCTATGAGGAAGCCCATCATCACGTGCTCTCCCCATAACATTTATAAAACAATTGTTTTTCTTTTTTACTTGGACATAAACTTCTCGCGGATCCACTTGGCATCGCGCTTGTAGGTCTTGGACGCTGTGGGCAGGGTGCGCTTGGTCAGGGTGCTGATGGCGAAGAGGCGACGGAAGACCGTCAGCGGGTTCTCGCGACCCACCTTGATGGCGCGGGTCAGGGAGCGCTCACGGGACGTGCGCGACTCGACCGGGTGGTAGCCGTAGCTGGTGAGCATACCCTTCTTGAGCTTGCCGATCAGCTTGGGACCCTTGCCGGCAGCCCCCACGTCTGGCACTGGGGTGGCGCGCACGCGATAGACGCGCCGTTTGACGCGGTACGTGTAGCCACGGCGGGACGCGGTGGGCTTCACCTTTATCACATTGGAGCGGCGGACGGCAGTGTATGCGTTGCGTAGGATGGCTCTCATAACTGTTTGTTGCCATGTATAAACATTTTTAGTTTAGTTTTGCTGTCAGCCCCAAAGTCGAAGATGTCCACACCGTCGCATCCAATATCCAAAAGGGGGACATCGTACATATGACGCAGACTCTGGATGCTACTGAGGATAGTAAAAGCATATGACTTGAAGTCTTTCACGTCATACCTGGAGGCATAGGCGAGTTTCATACAAAATATTGTTTCTCTTTTCTTTGCCATGAACGGTCCACCTGGCACCTCCTCTTGTGCACCGCCATCGATATAGTGCCACTCACCAATCTTCACTGTGCTGATAAGGAACGGAACGGCTATGCTAGCGGTGATCGCCTGGCACACGCTCATATCAGGTGTGTTGTCGACCGAAAAGTACATGGTCCGACACAGATCCACGCAGTACCCGGAGACGTGGAGCTTTATAGGGTTCCACGCGTAGAGTTCACGGAACGTGACGTCTGGTTTTCCAATATACTTTTCAGAAATTTGTTTTATAATTTCCAAAAGTTTTTCGTGAGGCACTAGACCAAACTGTTTCAAAAGAGTTTTCAAATTTACTTTCATAATCTGTTTCACGGGAACTTGGAGTGCAAAGTCCAACATCTCTGGACAATCACCCTTGGTCGCGAGAAATAGAAAGGCGAGCAGAGCACCTGCGCTTGCACCACTGATCTCCTCGAGATCGTCAAGCCTACCAGTCTCCTTCAATTTACTGAGAGTTCCGAGGTATATAAAGAAACCCATGGCCCCAGGGCCAATGATGAGGTTTCGCATTTAATAGAAGCGCGGGAATACTGAGCGCAGCAGAGCGAACAGGATGGCGAAGACCAGCGTGTGCACGGCCACCGCGGAGGCGCCGCCGCCTGGGGGCAGGGTCAGCAGCACGCCCGGGGTGAGGGCGATGAAGAGCGCGGCGGGCACGATCAGGTCGGCTGGGGTGAAGCTGCGCTTGAGCACAAACTTGTAGATGACGAACAGAGCCAGAGCCAGAACCACCGCGTGCACATAAAGAGCACTGCGGCCGCCCACAGTCAGGAGCAGGCCTGGGGACAGGACCGCGAACAGCAGGGCAGGGGTCAGAACCTTGGGAGAAGTGATGTCGATCATTTATATACTGTTATAAATAAAATTACAATAATCGTTGAATGAACCGGGTGCCTCGAGATACTGCGACTCGTGGGATTCGCGAATGCTCATCCAATCGTCAAGAAGGGTCTCACTGAACCAATCTTCCCAGTCCTCCTGTGTGAAATCATCAAACTGATCATCGGGGTCGTCAATGTACTCGGGCCCAACATCCTCGGGCAGGTAGGCATCACGCGAGTACTCGTCGTTGAACCCCATTTGTGCTTACTTCTTACTCGCTGGAAATCTTTAGGCCGCGCACACTGAGAACCTCATTCTCTGTTGGCGCCGGGGATGAATCAAGGATCGCCTGAGTAGCACCCTCGACGCGAGCAAGATCACCGCCAAAGTACGTGCTGAGACCAGTATTAATCATTCCCATCACTGGCTTGGAGATGGACTGTTTCTTGACAGTCTTCTTGAGGTTCACCTTCACCTGATCACGAACGTTCACCGTCTCGATATCCGCCTGTTTCATATCATTCTTAAGCAATTCGCGAAGCTCCTTCTCGCGCTTGGAGAGCACGGAAGTGTCTTTGCGAATGGCAGCAAGCTGCGACTTGAGAGCGATCCACTCGCTCATACGATTCTTAAAGCCATCGTTTACCGACGACATTTATATATTATTACCGTGCGTATTCTTTATTGGTACTCAAAGTCAATCTCGAACTTGGGGCGCATAGTGTCGGGGGGGATGGTGGACAGGTTGAAGATCGAGACGGAGTCACGGGGGTTGAGGGGCTCGCTGCGGATCTGGCGGTTGGCGTTGCGCAGGACGCCGCCCAGGGTCTCCGGGTAGCCAATCTGGGAGCGAGGGTCCATGAAGTTCTGGCCGCTGAGAATGTTGTCTGGGGAGAAGGCACCAAAGTCCTCGTTGACGGACACCTCGCTGGGGATCAGGCCTGCACCGGAGATGTCGCTGACGTTCACGTCACCACCGGTCGCGTCGACTGCAGCCATGTCAGCAACGGCGTTGACACCTGCTGCTGGGACGACGGTACCAGCCGGACCATTCTCATAGTACGAGCGCTTGCCCTGTGGGAAGAAAAGCAAAAATGCGATGACAAGCAGCAGGCCCAGAATGATCATCCCACGGCGATTCATTTTATTAATAACTGTACACAATTTTTTTTAGTCAAGATAGTCCGCTGGATCCGGCTCGTCATCCTCCGGGCTGTCGCTGAAAAGATATTCTTTGTAGACGGGCTGGACGGCGCCCCGGACGCGCACCTTAACAACCCGCCAGATGGGACCGAAGGACTTCTTGAGGAACCACAGCCCTGCGAGCTCAAGCATAGCGTCGCACGTCTGGCCCTCCTTGACGTCCTGAAGATCCACCGAATTCTTCTTCGTGTCGTAGGCGACCGTCACAATCTCACCCTTGAGGCGAGCAGGGCTGACACTGATGGTGTCGTCGGTCAGCGACGCCTGAAAAGCGCTCTGGATAGCCTCGTCGCTGAGCTCCTTGCCGAACCACTCCTGCTTGCACTCCTTCGCCTTGGCGATGAGCGTCTCGTCCATATTGGTCACCACCTGCTGCTGAGACTCGGGGACCGTGAACGTCACACTCGAGCCGAGCAGAGAATCCACCAGCTTCACATTGTTCAACTGAGCAATGTAGTTGGAAATCTTCAGAAAATAACGGCCGTCTGGCAGCTTGACTGGACGTCCGTACTCCATTTACTAACAACAAAAATATAAATTAACAGTAATGGAACGCAACTGCAACCCGTTGTGTCAGTGCACGCCGAGCATATTCGAACCTGGCAAAACGTTCTGTGGATTCACAGATCGGCAGACGGGGTCAACCTTTCCGTGCGAACCCAACTGCTGCCGCAAATGCACCGGCGGTCAGCCACCGCTGATGACCGCCATCAAGCAAAGCTCGGCTGTGATGATGCCGAAAGGATTTGGAGACTTTATGAAATTTGGAGAAGGCGACTCTGACTTGGCGTGGGCCGCACCCTTCCTGTCGCAAGAGCCGGCTCGCCCTCTAGTTGCAGACCCCGGGACTTATACGAAAGCTGTAGATATCGAGAGATATCCACTGGTGTTCACCAAAACACCATTTAAAGAGTTGGACTCTTAGAATACCAGAATGGCATCTGTCGAGCCCGTTACCCTCGAGTTCATTGCTAAGGAGCTGAAGGCTCTGCGCAAGGATGTGCGCAAGGTGCGTCAGCACCTGGCCGACCCGACTGGTGAGAAGGCGGCTGAGCGCGCCAAGAACAACGGCCTGAACAAGCCACAGGATGTGACGCCAGCTCTGCGCGCCTTCCTGAACCTGGCTGCGGACGAGAAGATTTCTCGCTCTCAGGTGACCAAGCGCATCAACCAGTACGTGACCGAGAAGGAGCTGAAGAACGGCCAGCACATCACCCTGGACGCCTCCCTGACTGCTCTGCTGGCACCGCCGCCCGACACCAAGATCACCTTCCTGAACATCCAGAAGTACATCAACCCGCACTACATCAAGGCGGAGAAGCCCGAGAAGCCGGAGAAGGCGCCCGCAGCCGACGGTGACGCCAAGCCCAAGGCGGCTCGTCCCAAGGTTGTCAAGAAGTAAAACAGTTTAAAAATTATTGACGTGTAATAACAAATGAGTGACAATGAAGTGGAGGTCCTGGTCGACCCCCCAGAACTCGAGCGCACCCTGCTCACTGCTCTGGTGGGAACCAAAGTAAATAATGTTGATTTATATCTGCGTGCATTCACCCATAAATCGGCACTCAAGCGATACAAGGGGCTGTCTGGATCGTACGAGACACTCGAGTTTATGGGTGATTCTGTGCTAGGCTTTATTATAACGAAACACCTTTTCGACTTGTACGAGAAGGAGCAAGAGGGCTTCCTCACCAAGGCGCGCACGAAGATGGTGCGAGGCAAAACGCTATGTGAAATCGCCAAGGTGCTCGGTCTCGACCGGCACATTCTGATGGATGAGAAGGGTATTCGCAACGGTTGGAACACGAATGCAAACATTCTTGAAGATGTTTTCGAGGCTTTGGTCGGTGCCGTCTACCTCGACCTTGGTATGATTTCTGCAAAAAAGTTTATTTTTGATTCTTTTGCGAAAGTTCAGACGAGTCTTCACGATGACAATTACAAGGACCAATTGATGAGGTGGTGCCAGGCTCTGAAATTCGCCTTGCCCGAGTACAAGATTTCGAGTCATGTGAACGGCACCTTCGCAGTCGCGGTGCACGTTGATAACATAGATTGTGGCTGGGGTTTCGGCACTACAAAGAAGGAAGCTGAACAAAACGCCGCTGAGATTGCACTTAAGACGGATCCTCGTTTCAAAGGAAAGGGACCGCCCAATGCAAGAAAAGGTCAGAGCACTCCTTGAGGCTACTTATTTCGAGCAGCGCAGTCAGGAGTGGCTTGATCTCCGCGAGAATATGCTCACCGCCAGTGACGCTGCGAGCGCACTGGGTGCCAACCCATATGAAAAACCTGAAAAATTGTTGATGAAAAAGTGTGGGGCGCACAAGTGGTCTGGCAACGCCGCCACGGCGCACGGCACACTCCTCGAACCAATCGCTCGTGATCTTTATGACGAGCGCTACAGTAAGAAGAGTCACGAGATTGGTCTCGTGCAGCACCCCAAGTACCCTTTTCTCGGGGGGTCTCCTGACGGCATCACGGAAGACGGCCTGCTCATAGAGATCAAATGCCCCTTGTCGCGAAAGATCGAGGCCAAGGTGCCCAAGCACTATGTGGCGCAGATCCAGCTGCTGCTCGAGATTCTCGATCTCGAGCAGTGCGACTTCATCCAGTACCGCCCGGCTGCTGGCGACAAGGCGGAGGAGTTTGTTGTGGTCCGGGTGGATCGGGATCGCAAGTGGTTCGAGGAAGCCCTGCCCGTGATGGAGGCTTTCTGGAACCGCGTCGTTGAAGCACGTCAGTCGGGCGTGTGTGAAATCACACCAGATCACACGGTGTGTGTACCACTTAATGAAATTGTTTGTGAAATTGTAAAGGAATGAAGTGCTCCAAGTGCAGGTTGGGTCAGGGTATTCTCACGTGCAAGGAGTGTGCCTGTCAGCTCTGCACAAGGTGCATCCAACTTGAGATGCACGGGTGCACTGGTCTGGAAAACAAAAAGAAAAAAGAAAGAATTCTTTTGGAAAAGAATCTTGTGAAAGTTACTTCTTCAAAACTCGTGAAACTGTGAAGACCAGAACGCCAAGCACAAGTGCGACCAAGATCCAATCAGTGGGCTCGGTGAAGACGCGTTTGCGAATGTCCGGGAGATTGTACGAGTACGACACGCGCCCATTGTCATACTGAATTCTGCGGGCTGGATAAAGAGCCTCTGGGGCGGGATTGATGGTGCCGGTTTTGAGGTAAGCGGAACCAGAACGGTTGAGGTGCAGAGGGTTGAAGTGCTCATCCAGATTGGAGACGCTGCTCCCACCCTCCGAGTCGTAGCCAGAGTCGTCAATCTGAGTAGTGTATGTGCCGTCCATTGGCGTCTTGTAAAAGCCATTCGTGGGCACACCGAAAGTTCTAGTGGCGGTGTACATATTGACGCCATCTATTTGCAGCTGGTCATCAATGAGCGCCGCAGACGCCATGTATATTACTCTCCTTATAAAATTTTGAGGCAACCTTCTCCCTGTGCTGTGACCACATATGGTCCAAGTCTACATTGAGCATATATGCAAGTTGAAATAGATAACTGAAAACGTCACCCATTTCGGTCTCGATATCAATACCCTTGTCCTTCTTGAGCCCCGTCTTTCGGAAACTGCGCTGGTACTGCCGGATGGCGCTCGCCAACTCACCAATCTCTTCGGTGAAAAGCAACCACACAGTGCTCACCGGAGCCTTGTCCCAACCCTTCGTCCTGCACAGCATAAATGTCTCATCACGGTACTGATTCATCTTGCCATTTTAGTCACTATACCTTTTATATGCGAACAGACCCGATGACCCGTCGGAATTTTAGAACAAGCGCGAACACCACCGCCAAGGCTGCCATCTCAAAAGAAAGTACTTGAACAGTTTTTTTGTCCCCATACTTGAGGCTGCTGCTCAGGCGTATTCCACGGTCTATAATGAAAAACACGAGCGAGCCAAGCAGTATTTCATCGAGGGACCTCATAGAGCAAACTTAGTATTATCGGGGATTTTATTACCATATGTGCTAGTGTTCGTGGGGTAGGAGATGGGGGTTGGGAGCTTACCCAGATCACGGGCATAGACCAGGTGCTGAAGCACCGCGCTGCTGATGGTTGGCAGCGCCTCGGAGACCACCGCGGCGTTCATCTTCCCCACCTGCTCACGGACGTTCGTGAAGGGATCGGCGGCGATGTTGATGTACACGCGACGCATCAGAGCCTGCAGATCGTCGTCGCTCTGGCGGTCAATCTTGTAACCAGTCTTGGATTGCACTGCATTCACGAGCGCGCTATGCAGGTACTCCCGGTTGAATTCAGAAAAAAAAGAATTACTCAGTGGTGATGGAGTCCACCGAGTGCTCATTTACTTTTCAGGGGATAAAAAAATACGCCAATGCATACACATATGAAGGTCACTAAGCGCAACGGCGAGTCGGTGCCTATGCTGTTCGACAAGGTGACGAAGCGGATCGGAAAGCTGTGCGTCGGTCTGAATGTGCAAGCTGATAAGGTGGCCCAGAAGGTCTTCTCCAATATGTACGACGGCATCATGACGAGTGAGATTGATGATCTTAGTGCCGATGTGGCAATTGATATGGTCACAGAGGAACCAGACTATGAGACGCTCGCCACTCGGATCATCGTGAGCAATATGCACAAGACGTCACCCAAGTGTTTCAGTGACGCTATGGTGGGCCTCTACGTCCGGGGGGTTGTGAGTGACGACTTCATGAAGTGCGTGTCGCTCGACCTTGATGCCGAGATTGATCACACCCGTGACTATTCATTCGGATTTTTTGGTATGAAAACTCTTCAAAAGATGTATCTCAATCCTGGTGAGACGCCTCAGTACCTATTTATGCGCGTTGCAGTGGGTATTCACGGCGACGACAAGGAGCGCGTCATCAAAACCTACGAGTTTATGTCCAAGAAGTACTTCATCCACGCCACGCCAACTCTGTTCAACGCTGGTTCAAAGCGGCCTCAGATGTCCAGCTGTTTTCTGCTGGGCATCAAGGATGACAGCATTGGTGGCATCTACCAGACGATGGAGCAGTGCGCCAACATCTCCAAGTGGTCGGGTGGCATCGGGCTGCACTGCCACAATGTGCGCGCCAAGGGCTCGCGCATCGCAGGGACCAACGGACAGTCCGACGGGATCATTCCGATGCTTCGCGTCTTCAACGCAACGGCACGGTACGTGAACCAAGGGGGGCGCCGCAAGGGCAGCATCGCCGTGTATCTCGAGCCGTGGCACGCCGACATCCAGGATTTTCTCGACCTGCGCCTCAACCAAGGCGACGAAGAGGCGCGCTGCCGCGATCTCTTCACCGCACTCTGGATCCCAGACCTCTTCATGCAGAAGGTGGAGGCGGACGAGGACTGGCACCTGATGTGCCCTAACGAGTGCCCTGGCCTATCGGACGTTTACGGCGAAGAGTTCAACGAGCTGTACCGTATGTATGTTGCCCAAGGGCGGTTCCGCAAAGTCGTCAAGGCGCGCACCATCTGGGACGCCATCTTGCGCTCTCAGATTGAGACCGGCACGCCGTATATGCTCTACAAGGATGCGTGCAACGCCAAGTCCAACCAGAAGAACCTGGGGACCATCAAGTCGAGTAATCTCTGCACCGAGATTATCGAGCACACGAGCCCCGACGAGGTGGCGGTCTGCAATCTCGCAAGCATCAGCCTGCCAGCCTTTGTGGACGGCAAGGATGCGTTCAACTACCGCGCCTTGCACGACATCGCACGGCTCGTGACGCGCAATCTGAATCGCGTGATTGACAAGAACTTCTACCCTGTGCCAGAGGCTGAGAAGAGCAACAAGCGCCACCGTCCAATCGCAGTTGGTGTGCAAGGTCTGGCTGACGTCTTCATGATGATGGGTATGGCGTTCGATAGCCCTGAGGCACGCGAGATTAATACACGCGTTTTCGAGACCATCTATCACGGTGCTATCCAAGAGTCGTGCCAAATGGCGCGCGAGGAGGGGCCGTACGAGACTTTTGCGGGCTCGCCGGCATCAAAGGGAGAGTTCCAGTTTGATATGTGGGGCGTCAAGGACCTGTACTACAATGATTGGGACGAACTGCGCAAGGAGGTGTGCACACACGGACTGCGCAATTCACTCCTGCTCGGTCCTATGCCCACTGCATCGACGGCGCAGATTCTCGGGAACAATGAGGCGTTCGAGCCGTACACGACCAATCTGTACCTGCGGCGCACACTCGCTGGAGAGTTCGTCGTCATCAACAAGCACCTCGTGCGCGACCTCCAGCAGCTCGGCCTATGGTCCAAGGAGATCAAGGACCAGATTATCCGAGATGGTGGGAGCGTGCAGGGGCTGAACATCCCGGGCCACGTCAAGGACGTATACAAGACCGCCTGGGAAATGAGTCAGAAGGCGATTTTGGATATGGCTGCTGACCGTGGCGCGTTCATCTGTCAGTCCCAGTCGCTCAATATCTTCATGGAGAATCCGTCACTCGCCAAGCTGTCGAGTATGCATATGTATGGGTGGCGCAAGGGCCTCAAGACGGGAATGTACTATCTGCGAACGCGCGCCAAGGCCAAGCCGATCCAGTTCACACTCGAACCGGAGGTGGCGGCGTGCCGGCGCGATAATCCCGAGGGGTGTGTGATGTGCTCGGGTTAAGCACGGGTCAGTACAATGTTCCGGTGCGTACGGTAGCCGCACGTACGCCCACGCGGCGTGGTCATAACCAAGATAACAAGAAGAGCAATGGCTACAATAATAAGTTTGTCCATTAAAGAAGATCAAGAAATTTTCTTTAATGCGCAAAACCAAAATTCCCAAGGCGCTGCGGGAGCAGGTCTGGCTGACGTGGTGTGGTAAGAAATTCGAGCACAAGTGCCTAGTGGATTGGTGCAGTAATATTGTGACACCGTTCAATTATGAGGTGGGACATAACATCCCTGAATCAAAAGGGGGTAAGACGGATATTGATAATCTCCGCCCCTTGTGCAGTTCGTGCAACAAGAGTATGGGCGCCAACTACACGATCGACGAGTTTAGCGAGGTGTCCCGAAGGGCGACGCACTTTTTCGAGTGCTTCCGTTTCGAAAAGTCACGAGCTTCACGAACTTCTTCAGATGCGGCTTGATGTGCGCCTTCACCTCCTCGTGCACACTGCGCTTAATCATCCGCTTGACGCGATTCTCAACACCGTGCAAGCTGTTCACCTGGTTGAACTGGTTCTGGAATGGACGGAGAAATCTGTGCAACTCGGACACGTTGCCGTACTTGGTGAGATATCCGCGATTCGCAAGAGGATAATAGTTTCTGCTATTCATAATCTTACGAATCTCGGTCTTGTAGAGGCGCTCGCGCGCGGAATTAGGGCTCTCGATGACAGTGAACCTGCCGACTGTTACGCCTTGTTTCATTTAATTAAAAGAAAGAAAAGTTTAAAAGAATATGAAGTGGTCTGAGGTCGACCTGACGCAAATCGGCACAACCAGCTTTAAAGGCCTCCCTAGATTTTCCGGCTTCAAGTTTCAGATTCCACGTGGAGTGTGCACCTATGGACTAGGAAGTTTCAAGACGATCGATGTGGAGCTCGCAGACCCCGAGTTCGTCGACTGGTGGCGCGCCGTCGAGACGAGTTTCGCAGCCGGGCTCGAGCCGTTCAAGAGCAATATGAAGGGTGCGCGACTGCGCCTCAAGGTGGATGATGACACGTATGTATTCGATTCCGACCGCCAGCTGAAGACTCCAGATATGAAAGAGGGCCTGTGGAGGGGTGCCCAGCTTTCGTGTATGGTGGAAATTTGTGGAATTTATTTTTTCAACGGCGAGTACGGGTTCACGTGTCGTGCCAAGCAGATTATGGTTTACGACGCGGAGGCGTGCGACGACGATTCGCCGGTCGGCTCGCCGCCTTGCGTGTTGCCGAGCCGCGCTTTGCTTGACGAGGACTAGGCGTTTTGGACTTGGCCTTTTGAAGAGCGCGCACATAGGCAGTGGTGCCTGGAATCAAAGCAGCGTTCTGGATCGCCATCTTACAATCCAAACAATGTTTTCTTTTGGCGCCGACGGGCCGGTGTGTACTGTGGGACTATTCCCCGACCAGTATTGCGGTAGGCGAAATCCGGATAGGGCATAGCGCGTCCCGGGCGACCATTGCGGCCCAGCAACACGTAATGACCATCGGCACGTTGGTAAATGCGCTGCATGTAGCGCGTATAGAAGGGGGTGGCGCGAAGTCCACTGCCGTAGTAACTCCGCGCAAAAGTCGAGTCGCGCCGCATCACAGCCTCCCGAAGGTTGCGCTGCTGCTCACGGAAATTCTTGCGAAGATCGCGCACCTGACGCCGAGCCTCTTCAACATTATTGCGACTTCTCTGCTCTTGGGCACGCTCGAGAGCCGCTTGGCTATTCTTAATGCGTTGCTCTATAGCCAGATACTTGTTCATATTGATAACAGTTTGCTTCTTCACCCACTCTGCTAGCTGCTTGCTCCGGGGCGAAGGCGAGCCCACGACGGGCCGTGTAAACTTGGGCTTTTTCTCCGTTTTAGGTTTGCGAGGCGGAGAGGGTCGCTGGCCAAAAACTGTTTTCCAATTCTTTTCTCCTTTCAAATATGCCAGTACATCAGGGTTGAGATTCGTCTCGCGTAGAGTGATTCCTTCATTTCTTGCAAGAATCTCAAGCGCAGATGGCAAATGTTTCAAAGAATAATTTTTCATTCTGGTGGCCATATAAGACTCCCAGCTGGATGGGGCGTTCTTCCCATGCTTCTTGAGCGCCACCGCCAATCCAGTGGCCGCGCCCCTCTGCCGGTGCCTCGTCTGCGAACCAGGTGTGTAAGATCCAGAACTGATGTTAGAGTTGGAATTTGCCGAAGACGCTGGGGCGGATCTGGCGCGTCTACGCGCCGACGGCGTCCGGAAGTCCATCTCTACTTTACTTGGAGTAAATTTTTTTCGCCTCCTTGTAGAGCTCTGAGCCCTTGCTCGGGAACGCCATCTCGTTCTTAGGGATCTTCAACGCCTTCTTAGCCTTCTTGACCGCGGCAATCCACGGGTTCACCTTCTCGCTCTTGGACTTGTCCTTGGACACAATCTCACCCGTCTTGGGGTTGATCTTGAGGTCCTTCTTCGCAAGACCACCTGCGGTGTGGTGAGCGGTACCATTCATAACCTGACGACGGGACCCGACAGCCTGAGTATGCATTTAATACTAGATAGAGAAAATCTTCTTTACACTTTGCACTGTAATCTTGCCCTTGGGCATTGTGGGAATCTGCGTCTCGAGCCGGGGGTCGTTCAGAACCTGAGCGCACACGAGCGCCTTGTGCCCCTGCAGCTGCATAATACTCTGCTCAATACTCGGCAGCTTCTCCTCCCCCACATAAACCAGCTTGCGAACCACCACCATCTTCGTCTGCCCCGTCCTGTGCGCGCGCGCAATAGCCTGCAACTCCGTCGCTGGATTCCAGGCTGGTGTTGTGATGTACACACGAGTCGCCTCCTGGAGGTTCAGGCCAACACCACCCGCCTTGATCTGGATAAGGAACACCGAGTTCGCTGGACCGCTCTTGAACTTGGTGATGCGAGCAGCGCGCTGGTCCTTGTCAACCCCGCCGTCTATCCGGAACACTGGGATTCCCGCATCAGTCAGTAGCTCTTGTATCCGGTCCATCTCGCCCATAAACTGGGTGAACACAAGCGCCTTTTCAGTGGGGTGCGAGAGGATGCCCTCCATCAGGGTCTCGTGCTTCTTCGAGCGACCCTCCCAAGCCACTGGGTCCGACCCGTCCTTGCGAGCAATCCCGTCCAAGTAAAGCTGGGGCCAGGTCATCGCCTGCCGGACGCGCAGCAAAGCCTCCAGAATCTCCATCTGGTGCATACCCTGCGTGCCCTGCTTGAAGATCTCCTTCACGATGCCCTGTGCGCGAGAGAACACATCGAAATAAAGCTGGCTCTCCTCTGGGTACATCTCCATCTCAACATTCTCGAACCCGCAAGGCGGCAGCTGCAGTCGCTCGTTCAGGTCCTCTTTGGTGCGGCGCAGCACGTACTTGGACCGAATGTCTGGAAGGTAAGCCTGCACGTGACTCTGTGGAATGCCCAGAAAGCTGCACAGGGCGACAAAGTCGCGCACCGAGTTGAAGACTGGTGTGCCAGTCACAAGCCACCGAATGTGCGCGTTGAATGTGAGCAGATCCTTGTGCGTTTTGCTCGCCTTGTTGCGAATCTCGTGAGCCTCGTCCAAGATGATGCGATCCCAGCCCCACTTAGAGAGCGTCCCGTCGCCCACCACGCTATAAGGAGCAATGGTGATGTGCTGGGACTGTGGGTCGAAGACCGGCCCGCGCCGCCCAGGGCCATCGAACAGGTGCACCTTGAAATGCGGCGCGAATTTGGTAATCTCAGACGCCCACTGAGAAACGATAGACTTGGGCACAACTATAAGCGTCCTGGGACGCGGGTTTTCTATCATAGTCGCGAGCAACTGCACAGTCTTGCCAAGGCCCATCTCGTCGCATAAGAAGCCCCCAGGGTAGTCGCTCACGCGCTCGCGCTGCGCAAGCCAAGCAACCCCGGTGTGCTGGTAAGGAGCGATCAGGCGAGTGCGAAGCATTTTTGATTTTGAAACACCATTCGTCGCAGACAGGGTGCTGAACACAAAACTTTTTTTGTTGTCTATAGTAAGTTATGTTCCTTCCTAAACCAGGTGGACTACCTAGGCCTCCTAAGGCCACTACCGGTGGAGGCGGAGCCCCCCCTCCACCCCCGCCGCAGACCAATGTGGAAAGATTTTTGATTAGTAAGGGATGGAAACAGACCGATGCGGGATACGGAAAGATGAACAGATTCCTTGGTAAGAAGAGTAGTAATTTCACCAATTTCTCTAATGCGTATAACAGGTCAAAACAATACTGGAAAAATGAATTCACTAAATTCAAGAATACAAATAATTGGAGTCAACTCACGGATAGCAACGTGGTCTATAACGCAATCAAGAACGGCTCTGACCCCCCTCCACCCCCTCCACCCCCTCCACCCCCTCCACCCCCTCCACC